AGAACCTAGGATATCCATGATATCTTCGTAGATTACTTCGTTATCCACGTAGTCATCGAAGTATGTGTCGATTGCCTCTTTGAGATACCTCTTGCGATGCCACTCGGGTGAATAGGGTTTATAAGACATGATAAGGGTGATTCATGCTAACGATCATAGTACTATTTAATTAGGTTGTCAACTTAGTGGTTTACCATGTTTGTCAACCAATCCTAACCTTTGAATTTGAGAAAGATTAGATCTTTCCTTCTTTTTTATTTTCTTATATTGCTTGATGATTTTGTCAATTTCATTCTGCGATACGTTCACTTTCAGTTCAGTATCATCTTCTTTCTGCACAAATCCAAGCCCTTTTGTTTTGACTTGCTCTTGTTCATCAACGTATTCATTAATGACTTCTTGAATTTCATCACGAATCAATTCATTAATCTGATCCCTTAGATTTTCATCACTCATCGCTTTTTCTTTGTTTCTGTTGGTTTATTACCCCAAAGTTTTGGATTAATTCTACCCTCTGCTTGGGTGATATTCACTAAATCTTTTTTGTATCTGTCATAATAATAATCAAAGATATCTACCTTCTTGCCACTAGAAACAATATCATAATGAGTAGTCTCTCCCTGAATATACTCTACCAAGAAAGCACTTGTAGGAAGAGACTTGTCATCAGCAAGAGTTGGATCACAGTCTTCATGGAGAACTTTCATTCAGGAACGTCCTCCCCACTGAATATCAGGATATGCTTCTTTCACAATATCATAAGTCAATTTGTACTTATCTGCAAGTCGCTTGTCCTTACAGAGACAAAGGATTTCTGCTTCTTCGGGATGCAGTCCTTCTAGCATTTGAATGAACATAGTCTCCCTACGAAGAGAAGAAAGACTATCATTTCCACCTCTCACAAAATTATAGAGATTCTTGTGCTCTCTACGAAGAGAAGTATGATCAGTGCCCACAGGTACTTCATTTTTATTAAAAGGGACAGTTCCTTCAGGAAGAACCGAAATCACAGTCTCATCAAAGTTCCAAATGAAAATAGTTTTTAGAGCATCTGTCTCATATTCTTTCAAAATCTCAACTTTCTTTGCCTTTGAGCGTTGCTTACTAGCAAGTGCAAGAATCTCATGAATAAAAGGATTGGGAGGAAGTTTAACCTTCGTCGTCGTCTTCGTCGGGCTCATAATCGTTTTCAAATCGTACTGCTAAAATTTCATCAGGTAATATGTTTCCGTTTTGATCAAACATCTCTGGATGCGTATAAACGGGTTGAGTTTGGAACTGATGCTCCTTTGCGAGCCATCCTACCACACCTCCAACAAAAAAGCACATAATGGAAACCAATGTTCCAATCGTGAGGGTTACTGCTAACATCTTCTCGTCCTCCAGAGACTATTTCTTTCTGATGTCCAGGTAGAAGTTCAGATGGAAGACTATCTCTCTACGGAAGAGAGAAACCATCTTACCAAACCTTACCTGAAAAGTTTTGGGCGGTTCTGGTTTCCTCCTCCTACTGCGTAAAAGCAGTTCTACTCCTCGATTAATCTCGGGATCTGGATTATTTAGACTCTTTTTTACGTCGTCCAGGCCTCCTGTCATGACTGTACCTCCGCGCATCCTCTAGGATGCTATACAAATAACTTTTAATCTTTCTTGCTTGTGGTTTAGGAATATGCCCATAACCCTCACGCAATTGTTTATGATCATTGTCTGCACCGCCCTCTAGATATGCCTCTAGATCATTAATAAGTGCATCTAATTCTTGAGTAGTAGAACTGGCAATAAACAAATCAACCTCATTCTTTTTGATTTTACTTGATTTCAAGTAATCATAAAATTTTAAATTCATCTGTCCACAAAATGCATTGTCAATTGCATGTTCGACAAGATCGTAGATATCGATGAGGTTTTGATCCATTATAGTAACTTTTGCTCCCGTAAATACTTAACAGTTTCATTACAACCACCAATGATTGTATCGTCTTTCATGACTTTTGGAAAGGTTGAACCTACTCCAAACTTATCATAAAACTCTTTGCGTGTGTAGTCTCTGTCAAGTTTATATATTACGTGCTTAATTTCAGCGAGTTGTAACGCACGGCACACTTTGACGCAATAAGGGCAACCGTCCTTAGAATATACTGTAAACATGTTCAGTCTTTTGACTCCTATGTATTATAGATTTCTTTTGTCAATATGTAAAGCACTGATAAATATTTAAAAATTGAATCCTTTATGTATGAAATAATTGATAATGTTTTGTCTAAGAGAGATTTTTTAAATATACAGAATACATGCTTTGGCAAACTAGATTGGGAGTATAGTAAAAATATTGCATTCTCACTAGGAGATAACCCCGATCCCAGTCAATATATGATGAATCATATATTTTTTCAGAACAAACCATTTGTAGTATCGGAATACATAAATTTACTTTTTCCAATTCTTCGCGAACTAAATGTTGAAGAATTTTTTCGATGCAAAGCAAACTTTTATCCTAAGACATCAGAGGTGATTGAGCACGAATATCATACAGACTCGTGGGGAAATGATCAAGAAAGATCACATCTAGTTGCATTGTATTCTGTGAATAGTAACAGTGGTTATACTGTTTTAAATATAGGTGAAAAAATTAAAGTTGAGAGTGTTGAAAATAGACTTCTAATTTTTGATGGAAAAATAGAACATGCATCAACTTCCGCTGATGATGATGTCAGGGTTAATTTAAATTTTAATTACACAAGTAAGACGAGACAAAAAAAAGGAGTTCAGAGAACTCCTTTCGCTTACTCTTGATCGCCCCTGTAGAGACTCTCTAAGCGTTCCCTAGATAAGTCCACATACATTACCTCATCGCCTGCTGCAGGTGCCTCTGGATGACGTTTAACAGGAGGTTCATTCATCATCGTATTGATGTTCTGAATGTTAGCCCACATCATCGCAAAGGCAGCACCAGCGATAACAGCAAAACAAGAGAAGTAAACAAAGACAAGCCAACCGTTCACAGTGCGTTACCTCTTGGAAGAACTTCTTCTGGGAACACAAAGTTTTCGTGGGGTTGATCAACACTTGCCATCCAATTGCGAAGTCCTTCGTTCAAGAGAATGTTCTTGGTGTAGAACGTCTCGAACTCTGGATCCTCCGCTGCACGAATTTCCTGAGAGACAAAATCATAAGCGCGAAGATTAAGAGCAAGTCCGATAATACCAATAGAACTAGTCCACAAACCCATAACGGGAACAAAAAGCATAAAGAAATGAAGCCAACGCTTGTTGCTAAAAGCAATTCCAAAAATTTGACTCCAGAAGCGGTTTGCCGTAACCATAGAGTATGTCTCTTCTTCTTGAGTTGAATCAAAAGCCTTAAAGGTGTTTGCGTCATCTCCATCTTGATACAAAGTATTCTCTACTGTAACACCATGGATGGCAGAAAGCAATGCTCCTCCTAAGATTCCTGCCACTCCCATCATATGGAAGGGATTGAGCGTCCAGTTATGAAAGCCCTGGAGGAAGAGAAGGAAGCGGAAAATCGCTGATACACCAAAACTCGGCGCAAAGAACCAACTCGACTGTCCGAGTGGATAGATGAGGAAAACAGAGACAAAAACAGCAATAGGCCCAGAGAACGCAATAGCATTGTACGGTCTGATTCCAATTAGACGTGCAAGTTCAAACTGTCGAAGCATGAAACCAATGAGAGCAAAGGCTCCGTGGAGCGCCACAAAAGTCCAGAGTCCCCCAAGTTGGACCCAGCGGACGAAATCTCCCTGAGCTTCAGGACCCCAAAGTAGAAGAAGAGAATGACCCATAGCGTCAGCAGGCGTTGACACAGCCGCTGTAAGGAAATTAGCACCCTCAAGATAACTAGACGCCAACCCGTGGGTGTACCACGACGTAGCGAAAGTAGTACCAGTGAGCCAGCCCCCAATTGCAAGATAAGCAGTGGGAAAAAGAAGAAGTCCAGACCAGCCCACAAAGACAAAGCGATCGCGTTTAAGCCAGTCATCAAGGATGTCAAACCATTCCCTCCCTTGTCGTTGTTGTGAAAGAGTTGAAGTTGTCATAACCTCCGTGTAGTTCTTACGTATTTAGTTTACATAAGTTTACAGTAGAGGTCAATCCGTTAATATACTTACCCAGCGGGGTAATCCCAATCAGTAATTTGATTTACTTTGTGCCAAGGGCCCCAACCCTCCTTATAGAGATATGGAGCAGTTCTTACGGGACACTTGTCACCAGTACACAGAAGATCATCAACGATCCTCCAGGATTCAGTCACCTCATCAGAGTGAACGAAGTGT